GACGGATTTGCGGGAGCGTCTAAGCCCGTGGATCTGTCTGGGTGGGGTCTGCAATTGGGCTTCAACCTAGAAGTCGAGTGGCATGACGATCCCAGGGCTGTAAAGTTCTGCGGTCGGTACTTGTCGGGCGACTACAATTGCAATTTGGTGTCCGTGTGTGACATACGTCGCACATTGGACAAGCTACACTTATCGATGGGGACATCACATACTGATCGTCGGGCTCTATTGCGGTCAAAGCTACAAGCCGCGTGGAGCCTGGACGGTCATACCCCACTAGTTGCCACTATTGTTTGGGCACTATGGCCGAGTGTAGCTGATGCCAAGGTCATCACCACAGACCAAGACAAGTTTAAATTGAAATTAGCTGGATGTGTCAACGAGCCTGGTTATTTTCCCCCTGTTATCAGGGACGAAGATTACGAGTGCTTAGTTTATCAAGGCATTGATCCGGCCGCGGCGCGTAGACACGACAAAGATGTCGTGATGGCAGCCCTTAAGGGGTTGCCATTGCCGCGTTTTGATTTTGGCTTGTCGCCCGCGAAGGTCCAACTCTTCGCGGCGTCGGGCATATGAAACGTTCACTACAGAGTCTTCAGGATTTGTCGTGAGCATCTTCACAATGGTGAAGAAGAGAGGAACAACCGCACCCGTCAAGATCAAGGGTGTGAACACGCAAACCAAGAGTAAGGCTAACACCTTGCTTGCCAAGCTTGACAAGACGTTGAAGAGCATCCCCAAGGGCACCTTCGCTAATACCGGAGGAGCCTTGGGGGCCAAGTTTGGCCCCATTGGGAGTGGTCTTGGCAGAATGGCCGGTGCTGGTCTATCTGCCATCACCGGTTACGGCGACTACAAAGTCTCAGGCAATTCGTTGTCGACCGTGTCTGCTTCTGTGGACATGGTTCCTCAGTTCGTCAAGAATGAACACAGCATCCGAGTGAAGCACCGGGAGTATATTAGGGACCTTTTGGTGCCTGGCATCCCGGGCAACTTCTCGTTGTATGACTACGTCATTAACCCAGGCAACAGGGATTTGTTTCCCTGGCTGGGCCAAATGGCGAGGCAGTACTCGCAATACAAGATCCATGGCATGGTCTTTGCTTACAAGACCATGAGCAGCGATTATGCTGCGTCTGGACCTTTGGGTACAGTGTTCATGGCCACCAACTACAACGCGCTTGACCGCCCGTTTCAGTCCAAGCTGGAGCTCGAAAACACGGAGTTCGCCGTGTCTACGAAGCCTTCGCAAAGCCTGATTCACGCGATTGAGTGTGATCCCAAGGTGTCAGGATTTGATATCTTGTACATCCGTGATCCATCCTATGACACAGGGGAAACCAGTGATCGTAGGTTCTACGATTATGGAAGGTTCCAGGTCGGCACCCAGGGTCTCCCTGGTGCTGCTGGGACCACTTTGGGTGAGTTGTGGGTCACTTACGATATTGAGCTCATCAAGCCCATCATCGGCGGAACCTTCGTGCGCGACGCGACATCTTTGATCAGTCGTGCAGATGGAACCGTAGGAGTCGGGTACAACAATGATGAGTGTGACTTGAACGTTACCATGGGTGCAATCAACCCTGTGGTTGCCACGTCGTACAACGTCATCCCCACCAATGCTGGTGCCCTCACTGGGGACACCGGCATATGGGGTACGGTTGTTAGCACCAACGCCAGTGGCGTGATGAAGTTCGTTAAGAACGGCATCTTTCGTATCCATGTTTTGGGTTACGCCACTATGTCCGGTACAAACAATCGATTTGCTACTTCAACAGCCACGGCACTTGTGCCGACGATTACTGTTGCAGGCAGAGCTTGGTACAATGCGACCAACAAAGATGCGGCACCAACGACGCCCCAACCTTTTGGAGCGCTGACATGTCCCCACCAGATTCCAACCACTGCTGGGGCCACGGTGCTGATCTACAACGGTTACATTGAAGTGCGGGTTTTCGGCATCCAAGACGACGGGACGACGGATTTCGTCACCATGTCGTTACCAAACATCACTTGTGATAATGCCAGCCTCGTGACCAATTGGATTAGGTCCGCCAACATCTCTTGGGCAGCTTATGCGCTCAATGAGCAGTCGGCTTCCTACTTGGATTACCCGCCTTTCTAGGTGTTGTTTCCTCCACGGGTGTTTAGTGTGTAAAATGTTGTGATAAAGACTACCCATCTAGACTGAAAGACCGCATGTGTGCGAGGATACACGCGTGTGCTCGGGATTGGCGCTGCCCCTTCCGTCCAGCATTTACGATTTCTCCCACTCGGGTGTGTGGGACCCTGCCTCAATGTGCCAGTCAACGCGGGCATTGGGGTAGGGTCCTGCCCACCTTAGCGGGAGTTTAGGAGACGCAATGTTTTGTTGTTGGATAAACGAGCACTCTACATGAGTTCATAAACCATCCAGAAACCATCGGAGCGACAGAGAGAAGACCATCGGTCAATACCTTCGGGGAATCGCTGTTTGCCGTGGCCAAATTCTGTGTGGCGTAAAGATTCGTGTTTTGCAAAGTTAGTGCATGTGTGAGCCTGTCAACCAACTCCGTAGCAGACGCGGTTAGCAG